TATGGATGATGCGACAGGTGCAGGGGACTTACCACAGCTTAACAAACGTTCTAGACAGTTAGTGGAAGGCGTCACCAACGCTTCCTCCGTATCTAATATGTTAGCTAACTGTCAAGAAGTGCGTGGCCTAGTGAGCGATTTCGATAATATGTGCGGGGAAATGATGCAGAAGGTCAATGATCTCATCGGAGAAGACCTTGCGGCCCTAGCAAATGCTCTTAATAAACTAGCTCAATGGGCGGCTTTTGCTAAATTAGCCACCTCAGATCCTTGTGCATTAGTCAATTCCAATAGAATGCTTGAACACGTTACCGGGCCGGTGATGAGTGATATCGTTCATCTATACAAATCCGCTACAGGTCAACTCGAGGAACCAACTGAACCAGAGCTTCCATTAGCAGAAGAAATAACCCCGACGGGTAAGACTGTTGCTAAAGTACCTAAACATAAGCAAGCTCCAATGGAGGGTCAAGCCTCTGTAACTGAAGTAGCAGATAGTTTACCTGCAGGAGCTGAAGTGAAAGCGGCGAATGATGCGGCATCTCCTACAGGAGGATATGATTCAACACCTCCAGAATACGTTAATGGAGTGGGTTGGGTTACACCAGCTGATGAAGAGTTTCCGACAGAAGACCAACACGGAAATCCTATTGAAAAGAAGAGTGATTTTTCAAAGGGAATAGAGAAGGGTGAGACCCCATTTTCCAATAAAAACGAAAAATTTGTTGCTAACGTAAAGGATGTAGAGTACAAGGCAGTAGCCGAAGACAAGAATAAAGTAGCGAAAGTTCATAAAGTAGGGTGGTGTACAGGTGGCTCTGGGGCTGCTGGTCAGAATAGAGATGAAGCAGGATGTAAAGCGACTGAAGGAGACTGGCACGAAAAAGAAATGACCGACAATGAAGTCAAAGTAGCTGGTTCAGTAGAAGCCGCTATGGGTCCTGTAGCTAAAACTCTTGTAGATACTTTCCCGGAATATGAAGCGGGTATACCACCTTCAAGTCCTTCTTCAGCAATTAAGAATACTGCTAAACCTCGAATAACCCCTAAGGGTCGTGACATTGTTAATCGCCCAGGAGCAACTCCAACCGGTGGAAGTGGAGTTGGATTCGGTGGAGTAACGGAATTTAGTCAAGGACAGAGCGTGGCCGCACAAAGTAGCTCAGGAGGTAGTTCACCATCTAGCTCATTCCAAAGCTCATCTGCCGTACCTAGGAACGCAATTATAACAAAAGATCGTGATCCCGTTATGGAAGTAGGGTCATTCTATGGAACTTGGGGACACCCATCTGTAGCCACGCCCTATAATGCGAGCTTAAACGACCCAATCTTATCTAAACAGGGCATTCAATTAAAATCCAGCCCAGATCCAACCGATCCAAAACCCTTTGAAGTAGCGGCTGTAGTTCAGTCTAGTGGTTTGGGTATCCTACCTGGTACTTATCGTATTAGTCCGGGTGCCGCCAGTCTTCCTCCTGATACATCACTACAAAAATCTAATATAGGTGGAGATATATCAGAGTATGACAAGAGCCGGGAAGTAGTCGAATTAGCAATGAAAACGGGCGATTGGAGTCAAGTAGAGACTTGTGGATGTCAACCAACCCAAGCGGTAGCCGACGCCAAGGAGGTGGGTGCCTGCGATTTTACTGGTTTAACTTATCCTGATGGATACCAACTGGTGGACCCAGCTAACTATACTGAACAGTTAATAGCTAAGGTGGACAATGCTGAATTAAATAATACGGGCCAATATATTGTCGAAGATGACAAAATTTATGAGTCGGTGGAAACAGTAATAATGTCTACATATGGAGCTACCTATGTGGACCCATTTGAGCCGGGTAAAGAAATATGTCAAAAACATAGTGGGAAATGGTACGTTATCACAGCGGCCGTAAAAGCGGTATCTGGAGGCTCCACTACCGCGGACATTCAAAATGCTAAGTCCAAATCGATATGTGAAGCCGCAAATGGAGAATGGATATGCAAGAAGGGGCGAGCAGGTTCGACCGGTGGGAAGAAAGCAATAGAATCGTATGGGAAATTCACCAACAAAAAAAATGTGAATACTATGTCCAAATTGCCCAGTCTGAAGGCGTTCGATACTGACAAGTTGCCCAGCCTAGAATTTAGCAAAATAAAGTAGAGCCGAAGGACCGCTAACACTTTTTAACAAAAAAATATTTCCCGGAAAAAATCGGGAAAATCGAAAAAGGAGAAACGATATGCCAGGAGTAGTAAGACTAGGAGATATGTGTACAGGACACGGGTGCTTCCCCACAAGAACCGTTATGAGTGCATCGTGGGATGTTCTAATAGACGGTCTTCCTGTTGTAAGAGTTGGGGATCTATGGGAGTCTCACGGATGTTCTGTCTGTGCGCCTCACGATGCAATACAAGCGTCCGGAAGTCCTAACGTTTTGATAAACGGAATTCCCGTAGCAAGAATCGGAGATTCTCTCTCGTGCGGTTCGACAAATCTTTCTGGCTCGGGAACTACAATCATAGACGAAAACTGAAAACCAAACTATAAATATAGTAACAATGACTACTGAGACGGAAAAACTTTTTCCAGAAAATGACGCCATATACGGACACCTTCTTAACGAAATAAAGAACAACGGATATTGGTCAGGTGAAGGACAAATCGAAGTGGGTATGTATTTAAATACTCCAGATGATATCGAAGCTCAAGTAGTAAAGAAAATGGGAAATACTTATGCTGTTGTATATCAAAATGAAGACGGCAAAACAAGACTAAAATTTCAGAAGGAACAGTTAAAACAATGCCCGCACCGATAAAAACAGTACGACAAAGAAAATATCGTGACTTAGACCTCGATATGCTAGTACATCCTTTGACAAACGATATTGTCGGGAGGTCTGATGTTGATTCTATCAATGGATCTATTATTCATATTATCAGAACACAAAGAGGAGAACGAGTATTTCAGAGTGCATTTGGTTCGACAATATATCACAGCCTGTTTGAACCAATGAATACAGAAACAAGAGTGATTCTAGAAGGATCGATTGAGCAAGCAATACGAAGATTTGAGCCGAGATGTGAATTAAAAGGAGTAGAAGTTCAGGCAGACCCAGACAGAAATGGCTATTCTGTTACGATAGTCTATGTTCCTATAAACGAAGGTTCACCTGTGGAATTAGATTTCTTCCTAAATAGATTGAGGTAAACAACAAAAATGGCAACAATGAATCCAAAAGCATTAAACTTGAGTAATCTTGAGTTTGATGGAATAAAAAAGAACATAAAAGAGTTTATGAGCGGTCAAGATGAGTTCATTGACTTTGATTTTGACGGCTCTGGAATGAGTGTCCTAATAGATGTGATGGCTTATACTACTCACTATATGGGATTTCATACAAATATGGCTATCAATGAGTCTTTCCTTGATACTGCTACACTCCGAAATTCTGTGGTTTCTCACGCAAAAGCACTAGGATATGTCCCGAAATCTGCAATATCCGCGGAAGCGATTGTCAAACTAACGTTTGATACCACCGGGACCGATCCTCAATATATTATTATCGAAAAAGGAACGCAATTCATTTCTAATATAAATGGTGTACCTCTACCTTTCACTAACTTAAATACAGTAAATATATTCCCGGATGAAGGGGGAGAGTTCTCTGGAGAGATTAAGCTAAATCAAGGATCATTAAAAGGAGTTCAATGGACATTTGATGCCTCTTCGACTACACAAAAATTCATAATAGCAGACGGCTCTTGTGACAGAGCAACAATGACAATGGTGATAGCAGATTGGCCTTGGGTAAATAATCAAACACTATCCGAGTTAGATAACGAATCTGCTGTTTTCTTTCTTCAAGAAGGATTAGATGGTGTAACTGAGATATACTTTGGAAATGGTTTATTCGGTAGAAGGCCTGTAGACGGAGCAACAATTAATGTTGTTTATTTGTCTACGAAGGGAGATGCAGGTAACTATGTTTCGACTGTTCAGGAACAGACATTCGCTCTTGAATCTACTATTGCTGGTACATATACCGCTTCAACAGTCACGGTAGAGACTGTGGACATAAGTTCCCTTGGTTCTCAACAAGAAAGTACGGCTAACATTAAAAACACAGCACCAGCCGCTTATGAGAGACAGGACAGAGCAGTTACAGCCGAAGATTATAAAACTATTCTAGTCGAGAAATATCCAAACATTGAATCTATTGCAGTCTGGGGAGGAGAAGAAAATGACCCACCTCAATATGGTGCTGTATTCATTTGTATCAAACCAAAGCACGGACTTGAATTATCTCCCCTCACAAAGACAAGACTGACGGATGAGATACTTTCAAAGTACAATATGTTGGCTATTAATCCAATTATTACTGCTCCAGAATATACGTATATTGATGTAGAATCGACGGTTAAGTATGATCCAGTTTTAACTCCGTTATCTGCTGGTCAAGTTCAGACAAAAATTATATCTGAAATTGAAGATTTTTTTGAAAGAGAACTTACACAATTCAAGGTGACATTGCGTTATTCTCGCCTTATTCAAACTGTTGACAGTACCGATCCTTCTATCTCTAATAACTTGACAAGTATTAAAATGTATAAAAAGTTTTTCATAGAAGCATCGAACACAGTCGGTAACTACATTTTTAGATTTGATAATGCTATTACGGCAGGTACTTCAGTATCTTCCGTATTCGGTAATTCAGAAGCAGGAACCCAATTCGCACTTCTAGACGATGGTCAAGGTAATATTCTTCTGTACGATATTGCAGGTGAACAATTTTTAAATACCGAACAAGGAACCATCGATTATGAAACTGGAGTAGTTGAACTAATTGGATTCAACCCAGTTTTAGACACTAACACAGTAATTAGTCTGTATGCTACACCTCAATCAAATGACATTACTGCAATTAGAAATAATTTACTTGTTCTAGAAAATAGTAATATTTCAATGGTAAGTATTAATGCTTGATGGTGTAACTACAAATGGCACAGCAAAAAGATAATTTTTCTAAACATCCTGCAAAGTTTCTAAGTATCTTTGTAGAAAGAATGGTTCCTGATTATGTTCGGGAAGACCATCCGATGTTCATCACTTTCCTACGCAAGTATTTTGAATACTTGGAAAGAGAAACGAGTGTTAATGGTGAACTAGGAGAATATACTCAGATAACAGATTTGATTCAGAATCTGGATATCGATCACGCCTTAGATTCTTTTATTCCACAGTTTGAGAAAATGTACCTTCACGGTACTCCTCATACTGCTGTCGATCCTACTGTAGAAACTACAGACAAGGCTTTTCTAGCCAAAAATATTCAACCGATATATAGACAAAAGGGTACTACCAACGCTCTTAACTTTCTCTTCAGACGAGATTTCGACAGTTCTGTAGAAACGATATATCCAAAACAATGGATGTGGAGAGCATCTGGTTCAGTATGGTATGAGCCTGAGTGGATTACTATATTGACTGACAAAGCGGTTGCAGAAGTTGGTGGCGAATATGAGGGTGAAACTGAAAATATACAACTTCCAGAAACTGTAAGAGCCATTTATAATAAAAAGATTATTGGTCAAACTTCAGGAGCTACCGCTTTCGTTGATATGGATGAGGACATAACTACTGCATCCTATGAAAAATTATTACTTACAGAAGTGAATGGCGTATTTGTCAAAGATGAAATAATTATCGAAGATGTGGGAACACAACTCAATGCAGTTCCATATGTAGCTAAAGTTATTTCAGAAGGCATACGAACAGAAGGTGAATGTATTGTTAATGGTCATCGATGGGGCGATAAATGGATACACGTTACTGGTCATCCTAATGAAGTACCTAAATTTCCAGAAAGACCATTAATTACCGGTTTGACGAATATGGCTACCGCTGAAATTAAAGGATTCGATGTAGATTATACAAAGATGAATTTAAATAATGTTGATGGTGATTATGATCTTGGAGAAAAATTAGTTGCTACTCTAGCCTTTCAATATCAAAGTTCATATCCAGGAAATGCTCCGACAGACTCTTTCTGTACAGTATCGCCTGATTGGCCTGCTGATCCAGTAACGCAATTGTCTCCATTCGACAATATGATTGATTGTATGGCCGCATTACATCCTGAGGGAAATGATTCAAACTCTCCATATTTTGGTGAACCTGCTTTTCTCGAATGGTATCCAGTTCTTGAAACAACTACGGGAATTAATACTGTAGAAAATACTTTTCTTACTGGTATTACAGAATCACCCACTACAAGGGAAGAATGTGAAGTTCTTTGGGATTATGAAACACAACCTGATGTTAAAACTGCTGTCTGGAAAACAAATGGTTATTGGTTAGACTCTGCTGGCTTCTTGTCTTCAGACAGAAAGATGCAAGACAACGACTATTACCAAGACTTCTCTTACGTTGTTAAATCTTCAGTTCCTGTACAATCATACCGCGAAGTTCTAAAGAAACTTGTTCACCCAGTTGGACTAAAATTATTCGCTGAATTTTCATACAACTCATCGATTGATCTAGAAGTAGCTTTACCTACAGATTATGTTAAGTTACTTATTCAGATATTCGGATATCTCGATGTTGCAATGGACATCTGGGATCAAGAGACAGAACAACACGGTACTCTAGGACACGCTCATACTGGATTTGAATTATATCTTGAGAAAGGATTTGAAGAATATGAAGTTGAGATCCTTAAAATGTTGGATGTTAGAACTACCTTAATTGCACCATCCGGATGGGCAAAGCCAGACGATCACTTATCTATTATCTTTGATATAGATGCTGGTAAAATTGGTAGTGCAATTACAGAAAAAATGTACACAATTTCTTGGCTCAATCAAGCCGCTTTCGGTGTACGAGATGCTTATCCAGAAACATTGGTACTTGATTTTCTCCAGCATCTTAAAGTTCTTCCAATTGAAGAGTTCCCTCCAAGTGTGCAGGAATTAATTATTAGAGATGACTTATATAGTGCGACAGATGGAGCAATGATTTCTTGTGCCGTTTGGGAACTTGGAGTATTCAAACATCTTCACAGAGTTATCGAATGGGTTGAAGCATTTATGCCAGAGGCAGAATATGCTCCAGAAAAATCATATGGACATTTTGAATCACACAGGGAAGATCACGTAGTTCAACAGACTTATGGTACAACAAATGATGTTATTGATTCAGTAGAAATTCAAGCATTTGAACAAGGAGATATAATACACTCTCACGGACGTAAGAATGGTTTTGCTCCTTTGCCTCAGATGATGCTAACTAAAGGTCAGACAATACCAGATATGACTATTAGTAGTTCCGCTTTTCACGTACACGAATTTGAGTCTCCCGCTGTTGATATTCAAAATTTAATTGTTCACGGCAAGACGGCTACTACTGCAGGATTGACAACTCAACAAGCACGAGACTTAGTAAACAGAAATGCTTTTGAGATTCCAAAGTTTCACGCGGATGTACATTCTACGGCATTCTTACCAGAAGCCACAAATCACGTTCACTTTTTCGAGGAAGGACAAGTAGTAGATAGACAAAGAGGTCGTACTGCAAACTGTCTGCGAAGAGAAGAAGCAAGAGACTTAATTGATGGTGTAATTGCTTCAGTTACTTTGTACGATAATATTGGAAAACTTGATGATGATACCAATGCTATTGTTGATGAAAACGGAGTTTTTCAAGGTGGTATAATTGAAGACGGAAACGGAGATATAGTGAGTGTCCACTATCACGAATATTCCGTCACCTACGATTCTGA